CGCAGACTGGAAGATCGGCGTTGTGGTCGGCCCGCCCGGGTCCGGAAAAACAAGCATCGGCCGCGCCATCTGGCCCGACGTCGGCATCTACGACGGCGACACCGGCTGGCCGCAGGACGCGCCAATCGTCGACGCCATCGCGCCGGCCGGTAATTTCGACGACGTGACCGGGGCGCTGTCCGCGGTCGGTCTGGGCAGTGTGCCGGCGTGGCT